GTCTTCGGGTATACCCCTATTGATAACTTTCGTTACCGAGTCAAACAACATATATAACTTTGTCACCCTCTCCCATTGGGAGAGTTTACCAAAGTGAACATATATGTCATGGATTAGTCCAGGGTGCCTGTCTATAGGTAGACTCCACCCATGGTTACTTTGAGTGTTAAGAAAGTTATGTAGGAGAGCGTAGCTCTTCCACACACTTTTTAACCCAGGTGCACTAAATCCAGTAAATTCAGTGGTTCCATAAAACCATCTCTTAGCAAATTCAAAAATCTTTTCAGATTCATGAGTCTTGCTTTCTGAGATAGGCATTTGGAGTTCTCCACAGAGCTTTCTGTATTCTAGAGCCACCTTAGCATCAGCAATAACCAGGTCATCGCCAAGAAGCACGTAATTAGTAAAAGGACTAAAATAGCCCGATCTAATTGCTGCTACTCGAACGATGAGATGGTGAGTTAATGCCATCAAAGGCCATGAAGAGTAAGCTCCCATCGGCTGACCGGCGTTATAACTAACGCTGCCAGCGTCTGAGTGATACTCCCATTCACAAAGGACTGAGGCCCATAAATCCGCATTTTCCTTACCAAACATTAAAGAGAAAACTCTTTTCTGTAAAGCTATAGGCATTCTGTCTGTAGCATTGGAAAGGTCAAGCGAGAAATATGGTCCAGAGGGGGGCAAGGTGTTTAGAATAGCGTCTTGAGTAAAGGTACGATCGCACTCAATCTTACGGAGTATAGAATTAACATACTCGTGATAAGGTTTAAGTACGGTCTGTGACCAATAATCAAGGATAGCTATAACCCTTGTCTTACCCTCTTTGTCGCTAAAGTAGCTAAGTTTACGAAAAGACTTAGATTTAGGTGGTACCATGGTACTCCATATCGAAGCTAAAGAATGGTCACCCCAAAGAGGCATTAACAGTCTCTCAATACGTCCACCCAGCCTAGGACCTCCTAACGACGATAATTTGTCGATTAGTTCTTGAGGCAATAGGGTAAGTTCGGTAAGAGAAGTCGTCAATGCTTGTCCTTGAGGGCCACTTTTAGTCGAAGCATGGAAACCAGTCCATAGCTCTCTAGTGTTAGGAACAATACCTAAGGTATAAGCCGCAAACTGGAATTCGTTCTCCGTAATGGAGTCGAACCCGGTCCACGGCGTAGTGATAGATTCTGTCTTCAACTGAGGTTTAAATTTTAAACCTCGGAAAGAGATCAGACATGTCATGACCATTCGATGAAACTCTATTGTATCACTACAAATAGGTTTCTTGAATTGGGAAATGAATGTCGGGAATCCGCTACTATCCAAAGAAACTTGTTCTAGTTCCTTCAGAGCGTGGCCAGAAAGGAACCGAGTATAAGCAAGTCTTACGGATTTATTGTAAGACACTGCGAACTCGATCCCCCGGGTATTAGCTAAACTCTTAAAGTCTTTG